TGACGCCGCAGTAGTGATAGCACCAGTAGAAGAATTGATTGCAAACTTCCCATCGCCATTACCTGCTGTTATTGAATATGTTAAAGTTGTATTTGCATCTTGATCTGCCGCTGATATAGTTGCCACTGCTGTACCTGAACTAACACTTTCTGCTAGTGTTACAGCACTGGTACTTGAGATGGTTGGTACTTCATTTACATCATTAATAGACACATAGAACCAATCGCTAATTGAATTGCTGTCGTCATCTGTGAGTTTAATCCATAGTGTCTGGTTAGAAGGATCATCTAGTTCTTCATAGTTAAATGATCGATTTGCTTTAATTGTAAGAGTACTTGGTCCAAGAACTACATCAACCCAACTTGCACCATCACCCCAGGTTGATACAGTAATATTATTCATTCCATCATCGTCGTCGTTCCAGTATATTGTTGAGAATACATCTCCATTTGCATTGTTTTCATTTAATGACCATGCCCACGCACCATATGAAAATGTTGGAATAGCAAGTCCTTCGTTAATGACAGTTGTAAAGTTTGGATCTTCCCACCATGCTAACTCTTCATATGGATCATCTGTGTTATAGAAATATTCTTCCCACGTCTCTTCTTCCTCTTCCTCCTCTTCATAGTAATCATCAGTGCCATTACCATTTGTGTCATTATAATAAGTGTCTTGTTCATCATAAAACTCTTCATCATCTGCGTCATCATCTTCTATTTGGTCATCATCTGGAGTGCCATCACCATCTGCGTCATCATCTTCAAATGCCTCATCCCATTCTTCTGGTTCCCAATATGGAATATCAAATTCTTCATGCAAGTCTTTAACTTTGTCATCTAAATCTTGATACTGATCGTCCATGGCGTCGTATAATTCATCTGCTTCTTCCCAAGTAATTTCATTATTCATTACTTTCTCTTGAATGTCCATAGACTCATAATACAATTCGTTATACTCTTGCCAAACATCCATGGCGGCATCATCAAATTCTTTTAAGTCTTCGGCACTAACTTCAATTTCTTCTTGGTTAGGACCTACAAATATAACTGGACCATCAAAGTCATAAAACTCTTCTTCATACTCAAACACTTCTTCAACTGGAGCAGTATCTATATCTGGAGCAAAAATAGGTTCAGCCTCTTCCTCAATAAACAAGTTGTCTGTTTCTATGTCAAATTTTTCAAATATTTCAAATGCTTGTTCATCTAGTTCTTGGAACAGTTCTTCTGCATCTTCCCAGTCGAGTTCATTATTCATTATCTTTTCATCGATAATCATGTACTGTTCTTGTAATTGCTCAAATGCTGTATCTACATTATCAGTTTCAATCTTTGTAATGTTCATTACTTCAAGTTTTTGTACTTGAACTACTTGAACTTTGTCTACAACAATCTGAATCTCTTGCTTAACTTCTATTTGTTTAACTTCTACTTGCTTTAGTTCTTCTTTAATTTCTTCTTGCTTAACTTCTACTTCTTTTAATTCTTCTTTAACTTCTTCTTGTTTAACTTCTACTGCTTCTTGCTTAACTTCTACTTCTTTTAATTCTTCTTTAACGTCTTCTTGTTCTTGTTCAACTTCTTCAATTTCTTCTTGAAGTTCTTCTTGTTCTTCTTCAACGTCTTTCAATTCTTCCTCAATGGCTTGTTTCTCTTGGAAAGTAACTGCTTCTTCTAATGCTTCTTCCAATGCTTCAACTTCTTCTTCGAGTTCTTCTTCTTTTTCTTCTAGTGCTTCTGCTTCTTCAACCAATGCTTCTTCTTGTTCTTCTAGTTCTTCTTCTTTTTCTTCTAGAATTGCTTCTTCCTCTTCGAGTTCACTCTCTTCTTCTTCCAACTCTTCTTCGAGTTCCTCTAGTGCTTCTTCCTCTTCTTCAAGTTCTTCTTCCAATTCTTCTAACTCTTCAACCTCTTCCTCAAGTTCCTCTTGTTCTTCTTCAAGTTCTTCAACCTCTTCCTCAAGTTCCTCAAGTTCCTCTTTGTCCTCATCTTCTGGTCTATCCTCATCTTTAGTTTTACGTTTAGTTTGAATCTTAGATGACTCTCTATTAAGTGTAACAATAGATGATCCAAAGTCTTTAAAAATTTCTGCTGGTGTTAATATCTTTGGTGAAGCAGGTGCCTTAAATGCTGACGTAATTATAGTAGACTGATTTGGTTCATCTAATAATACAGAACTTACTTGAGTGGCTATATTTACAGCACCTGTTGTTCCATCTGCTTCTTTTAATAAAACAACCTTACTTTCTTGTCCTTCATTACTTGCTTTCGCAACAACTTTTGTACCACGCACACCTATAGTCATTACAGGTGTTGTAATCATCATAACATCATCACTTGTACCTGCTACTTTCCCACTCTGGAATGAAAAACTGCCTTGTGCTACTTCAACATTAATTGTCCCGGTATCATTATCTTCATCCCACAAGAAGTCATCTACAATCAATCTAGCACTAGATTCCATTGTCATAATGGTTTCATCTGAAAGAGCAAATGCTAATTTACTGTCTTTTGCTGTTTGTATTTCGTCATTGAGATGAATTGGAGTCCCAGCCTTAACAGTTATGAGTTTATTATCCTCAGATAATATCCTAGCACCACCATTTATAGCAGTTATAACCCCGATCGCACCTTCAGGTAATTGTAATAAGTCAGCCATGTCGCACAGTATTTACTAAAATCAAAAAGCAATAAATATTGGTACAATGCGTTATTTGATTATTATAGCATTACTATTAATAACTCTACCAGGAATCTCTGCCGAAGATTGGAGTTCTGACCTTAATTGTCCAGATAGAGTCTACATTTACGATCAATCTTTAGGAAAAACTGTGTGTAAATCACCAGTTGAAGAAGTTGTAGAAGAAATACAAGTAGTTGAAGAAGGATGCATTGTTACAGAAGAAACTGAAACAGAAAAATGGTGGACAGATAAAGACAGGGCAGGTGTGTGTGCTAAACCATGCGACCCATGTGAAGAAGAAATGGCAGAACCAGAAATAGCAGAACTAGAAGTAATCGAACCAGAAGTAGTTGAACCAGAAGTAGTTGAACCAGAAGTAGTTGAACCAGAAGTAATCGAACCAGAAGAAGTGGTAGAACCAGAAGTGGTAGAAAAAGAAACAATTAACATACACGACGATATGCCTGCTGTACCAGTTGAAGAAGTAATAGAAGTTACAGATGAAATGATACTAGCACAAGAATCAGAAGAAGCAAGAAAGAAATTACAAGACATGGCAAAAGGTGATACGTGTACTATTGTAGGAGAAACTAAAACATCTATACATTGGTCAAAAGAAAACAGTAGCGGTATATGTACTAAACCTTGTGATCCTTGTGAAACAGGTACAGTTGCAGTAGCAGAAAAAGAAAAAGAATTAATAGAAGAAGAGGAAATGGCTGAAGCAGTAAAAGAATCTGCAGAATTAGAAATTACATCTGCTTTAGTGGAAATGGGTTGGTATGAAGAAGAAGATCTTAAAGTTGAAAACTTTGACCTTGAACAGCAATTATTAAGAGTAATTAGAAATCATCCACGTGTAATAGCCGCATTAAAAGACGTTGAAGTATCTAAAGAAGCAATTAAAATAACAAATAGTTCACGTTTACCACAAGCATCAATTACAACAAACAATGGTATAGAAGAAGTAGAAAACCCAGGATCAGATGATGTAAACAGATACTATGATGATCAAACATTAACAATAACGCAATTGCTATCTGACTTTGGTAGAAGTAAAGCGGCCACCGATAAAGCAATTAGTGATAAAATGATTACTGATTTAAGTTATAAACAAACAGTACAGTCAGTTGTATCAGAAGGTCTTACAGCATATTATGGATTAATTAAAGCCTATAACACATTTAAGACCAATAGTGCTATTATGGCAGGGTTAAAAGAACAACAAAAACAAATGCAGGCTAAATTAGAGGCAAAGAAGGCTACTATAGATCAATTTAATGCAATTAAAAGTCAAGTAATTGCTCAACAATCACTGTTGATTAGTTTACAATACGCATATGATATGGCACAAAATAGATTTAGTGCTGTGTTTGGCAATCTTCCAGCAGATGTTGGTAGTATGAAAATGGCAAAAATCGATAGTTCTATTCCAATACCTGATACAGAAAAAATGGCAGTATATTGGAGTTCAAAAGGTTCTATATCAATTGACATAGGTAAACAAACAGTAGAATCTGCAGAATTACAATCAAAAGTAGATAAAAAACAATGGGCACCAACAATTACACTAAAAATGGAAGGAATAACCACTGCTACTGGTGGAACCGATGGAGAGAAAGTTGACAAAAGTCTATATGTTACAATGTCAGTACCACTTTACACAGGCGGTATGAATTCAGCAATGAAACGTCAATCTAATAAAGCCGTAGAAGCCTCTCTGCTACGTTTAGATGACACTAGAACTACTGTACGAGAATCAGTACAGAATGCTTTTGCAGGATATAAAGTTGCAGAAGCAAATATAAAAGTATTGTTAATACAATATCAAATGGCTAAAGAAGCATTAGATAATGCACAAAAACAAGTTGAAGCAGGAAAAATGCCTGTAGATCCTTTAACGCCACTTAAAAATAACCTACTAAATATGCAAACTAGCCTAAAGAATGCCAGTGCAGACCTTGAATTAGCAAAAATGTCGTTGTTCTTGGCACTAGGTTGGCTGGAGATTGTACAAGATGGCAAGCCTACTCAGAACTCTATTAAGATTACCACTGACAGTAAGTAGTATTTTATTGGCCAGCATTATGGTCAACATATTAGGTTTATCTCAAGCCATTTACACAATACAAGTTTTAAACAAATACATTACGTTAGGAGTTACAGAAACTTTAGTTACTCTTATAATAGGTGTACTAATAGCAATTACAAGTGAATTGATATTTAGAGTGCTACGAACTAGCATATCTAAAAAGGCTTTAAAAGTACACGTAGAAAGTTCTAGAGAATATGCCGCTAAGGCAGTTGAGCATAGTAAAACAAAACAAATAAACCCACGTTACTATCAAGATGTTCTTGCTAACTTAAAAGCATTTGAATCTACATCATCTCCTGCTATGGTAGGCACACTATTTGATTTTCCTTTAATATCAATTTTTGCTATTGCATTGTTTTACATTATGCCTGAGATACTGTGGATTGTTCTAGTATATGGAGGCATAATGATATTTGCTGGTGTACTGCATACTGTGGCTAAAGGTGAGTCTTTAGAATTAGAAACATCTAATTTCACTGATATACTAAAATGGATTATGGCTATATCTGGTGTAACTGTTATTGGATATGCATCATATCAAGCAGTACATGGTGACTTAAATGTTGGACTAGTAATTGGTGCAAACATATTAGCAGGTAGAATGTTAATGAATGTACTTAAATTTTCAGCATCTATTGACTTGTTTAAACAAAGAGGTATTGCTGAAAAGAATCTAAAGAGGTTGTTTAATGTATAAAATTTTATTTGCATTAATAATATTTTTTTCTGCCATGGGATATTGGGCATACAATTATCAAATTAGCATTGATATTCAAGCACATGGTAAAGCAGAAAACATAGGCAAAACTAAAACAATACAATATAAAGAAACTGGTGTTATAAAAACAATTCACGTACAAGAAGGTGATATAGTTATAGCAGGTAATCCTATTATATCAATTGACCCATTTGAAGGCGAAAAAGATTTAGAAGCCTACCAAGCAGAATATAACAATAAGAAAATTCAACTTGGTAAAGTACAAGAACAAATTAAAATTAATGAACCGTTACTTAAAGATCAACTTATTACTATAGATGAACAATTAGAATTAGAAAAAGAAGAAAGTGTATTAACTGGTGACATTAAACGCATGGAAAAAATTATAGAAAAATTAAAATATCAATCTAAAGGAACAATAGTACTATCACCTGCAAATGGAACAATAAAAGAGATGCACGTTTTTAACAAAGGTGCAGTTGTTAGTCCCGGAACTTTAATTGCAACCATTGTGCCAAATGATGATGCTTTATGGATTGTAGCCTATGTTAAGTTATCAGACATTGGTTACATCGAAGTTGGTCAAGAAGCAAAATTGCGTTTAACATCTAACAGTAGATTTAAACCTATTAAAGGAACTGTTGTTAAAATATCACCAGATGCTGTAAACGACTTTTATGAAGTTAAAGTTGCTATCACAGTCTACGAATTCACAAATGGTACACTAACATATAAGATAACTCCTGGAGTACCTCTTGCTGTGAATATTATTATAGGCGAACGATCTATACTTGATTATTTGCTATCACCATTTGGTGTGTATTTTCGTACAGCAATGAGGGAACTATGATAAAAAAATACTTAACTAGTACTTGGTTTGCATTAACTATATTTCTTCTACTACAATTTTTAGTAGTATGGGATCCAGCACCAATGAAGGTGTTACGTTATCAAGTATTTGATGCCTATCAAAATTTTCATACGTATTCTATACCTGATCCTCAAGTTATATTAATTGACATAGATGAAAAAACACTTAAAGAACTTGGGCAGTTTCCTTTTAAAAGAACAGTAAATGCCGAACTAACAAATAGATTAGGATCTGCTAAAACAATTGCTTGGGCATTACTATTTCCTGAAGAAGATAGACTAGGTGGTGATTATAAATTTTCAAAGAGTCTAGAAAGATACAATACAGTTATAGGCAGTAGTGTAGGTAATGCATCAAACAGAGAAAACGTACCAAGTACTGTAGCAATAAAAGGTGATGCTAACTTATATAGATTTTCTGGACTAATAAGTTCAATTGAAAAGTTAGACTCTACAAGTGCGTCAGGTGTAATGGTTGTAGTTCCTGAAGTTGACACCGTAGTTAGACGTATGCCTATGATAATAAAAATTGGTTTTGGCGTTTATGCAAACTTTGTATTACAATTATTCGCTGAAGGAGAAACAATTAAAGCAAAAGCAAAAGATGGCGATATAAAAATTAAAGCAGGTCAAACAGTTATTGAACCAGATAGCAATGGTAACTTATATTTCAAATTTGCAAAACCAGATGCATTTGTAAGATACTCTGCTGTTGATGTGTTAAATGGCAACATAGATCCTGCTGTGTTTGAAGGAAAAATTGTTATAATTGGTATAACTGCCGCAGGATTAACCACAATAAATTCTATACCAACAGGTACTGTATATGACCATGACATATATGCTCATGCTTACCAAAGCATATTAGATGGTGAGATATTAGTTAGACCAGGATGGAGTGAACGTATAGAATTAACTATTATGCTGGTATTTGGATTGATGCTACTATTATTGGTCCCTAGACTAAAAACACACTATACGGTGCTTTTATATGTGATTATGACGGCATTATTAGCGGGAGCAACTAACTTTATGTACGTTCAAAAGAACTTATTGTTAAACCCGGCACCTACTATAATTTTTACATTTCTGTTATTCGCTCACTTAATTTATAATAAGTTTATAAAAGAATACAGACTAAAGCAACAAATTAAAAAACAATTTGGCACATACATATCTCCGGATATGGTAAAAAAACTGCAAAAGGATCCTTCATTATTAAAACTTGGTGGTGATACTAAAGATATGACATTTTTATTCTGTGATATTAGAGGGTTTACACCAGTATCAGAACAGTACAAAACTAATCCACAAGGACTTACAGAACTGGTAAACAGATTCTTAACACCAATGACAGATGTTATTATGTTAAAAGGTGGCACTATAGACAAGTATATGGGTGATTGTATTATGGCATTTTGGAATGCACCATTAGATGTAAAGAATCATAGACAACTTGCTATAGAAACAGCATTAAGAATGCAAGACAAACTTAAAATACTAAACCTAGAACTTGCTAACGAAAAGAAACTGCCTATTAATATAGGCATAGGTATAAACTCAGGAGAAGTAGTAGTAGGCAATATGGGATCTAATCAACGTTTTGATTACTCTGTATTAGGTGATGCTGTAAACCTGGCGGCTAGACTAGAAGGGCAATCAAAATCATATGGTGTTAAACTGATTGTTGGCGAAGATAGTACTAAAGACTGTATAGATCAATTTAACTTTATACCTTTAGATACTATTGCTGTTAAAGGTAAAACAGAACCTGTAAACATCTATACCGTAATGAAAACTAATGACGACACATATAGAATGAAGAACAGCATGACTGAAGCAATTGGTCAATATAAATTACGCAAATGGAAAATAGCACAAAAACTATTTAGAAGCATTAAAATATCACACCCTGAACTTGCTATTGTAAGTCAACTATACATAAACAGATGCGACATATACAGCAAAGCACCATCCCCTAAAGACTGGGATGGAACCTTTATTGCCCAAACGAAGTAAAACCATTTGTAGCAAAGTTTTAACATTTACAATCTTTACAAATTTACAGATTTTACTGTAACATAATTTACAAAAATTACACCTACAGGTAGTTTAAAGTACAATTTTTTACATCCTTTACAATAAATAATTTATCATGAATCAATTGGAACAAAGTATTAAAGTTTTGGCTAATATGACTCAACGTGACGTTGAGAGAATTAATAAAAAAGATGCTATAAAACTTTATAAAATTGAGCAATCTGTAATAAGTGCTGTTGATACTACTCCATGGACACTAACTGAAGAAGAAGAAGTAGCACCTGTGCCTATGGCACTAGCAATATAAAATGACCAATCAAGAAAAAACATTACAAGAAGAATCTAAAAATGATATTTTATCACAATTCGATGTTTCTCTAGAGGACTATGAAGCATATTACAGTCAAAGATATGGATGGTCAATAAGAAAAAAGATTACTGAAAATAAAGAAGAACTTCAAGCAGTTTAATTTTTACTATGATACTCTTTAGGAAGTTTATATTTGTAAACACCTGACTCAATTAATTGTTTTCTATTTTTGTCATGTGCTGTTTGAATTGACTTTTTAGATTGTCCATGATATGCAACAGCATGATTATCTTTAATCATTAACTTGTTTACACTTACACCATCAACAATTATATCTGCAAGAATACGACCAAACTTACCAGTTTCCTCACCCTTTTTAGTTTTAAGTATGACAATACCTTTTGCTTTTTTAATCCACGATTTTAAATATTCTTTGGCTAAAAGGCCTCGATACTTTTCTTCTTTGTTACGTGTTCTAGATTCTGGTGTGTCAATACCATATAATCTTACACGACTTTTTAACCAAACATCAAAACCTAGATCAACATCTACGTCTACTGTATCGCCATCAATTACTCTTGTTACTTTTGCTCTGTACTCGTACATTCAATTTACCAAACCAATATCCTATAGCAAAACTGCCTGCCATTACAGAAACAATCGCTAACAATCGCTAACAAGTGCCATAATAGAAAGTTCATTCGAACTATTTATAAAACCTTATTGCCAGGTAAATTCTTGTGTTATCTTAAAGTTCTGATTATCATAGTCACCATTTACAGAATCTCCATCTTGATCATGTTGACCATATGTTAAAGTAGTCTTGCTTGGTTTAATTGAAGCACTATCGATACCTGTACAACTTATACCTGTGCATAGTAATAAGAATAATATTAGAAGTTTTTTCATTAACAATCTCCACGTGTTTTAATAAAAATGCTAGTATGCCAGTAAACAAACAAGTACTCATTAACGTATTTGTAAAAAATGGAATTGCTAATGTATAACACATTATTAATCCTTCTATAGTTTTTGGATAATAATCCCACGCCACCCATACAGCAAAATTTGTTGTAATAAAAAACCAAACACTACTACCAACAGCAAAAACTGATAACCATACAAAACTTTTTTGCATAGGAGCAATCATACTAATTGTCATAATGGTTAGATAAATTACCAACTGATACGGATGAAACCCAATTATTATATCTGCTATAAACATAGCCAATATTGGGATAAACATACCAAACCATCTATCTTTTATTAACATTGGTGCCATAATAGCACTTGCCAATATTGGTGTAAAGTTTGGTGGATGTGGAATTATTCTAGACATTGCTAGAATTAATCCAAAGAATATTAGATAAAATATTTTATTTGTCATTGCTTATTCCTCGAGCATATTAATTTATAAAGTGGCATTCGGACTTAAAACTACGTTTCTTACCGTTGCGGGTACAGCCAATGATTCTCACATTGTTTCCCACCTCACGTTCTGCATTGGTTTAATGCATTACAACATTATATATTGACAGGTTTTGGTATGTCAATATAATAGTAGTATGCATTTAATGATAGATCTGGAAACAATGGCAACTACACCAGATGCCGCAATTCTTACAATAGGAGCCTGTAAATTTGATCACCATGGTGATGATAGAAATAAAGCAACTCGTAAAATGCCAACATTTTATAGACGTGTTGAACTACAAAGCAATATTGATTTAGGTAGAAGAATTGACGAAAATACACTACGTTGGTGGTGTGACCAATCAGAAAAAATATCCCACGAAGCATTTGCAGAAAATGATAGACACAACCTAAAAACTGTTATGAAAGAGTTTTATAAATTTGGTTGGGGTACAGAAAGAGTTTGGGCACATGGATCTATATTTGATGTTGTTATTATAGAAAATGTTTGTAGAAGTATTGAACAAGCAGTACCATGGGAATTTTGGAACATACGTGATACTCGTACAATATTTGAATTAGCAGAACCAGATATGCCTGACCTTAATGGTCATCATGCTTTATATGATGCTATGCGACAAGCAATAGGTGTACAAAATTGTTATAGAAAACTTACTTCTGTTTCTGCCGCTTAACGGTATCCATTTTTGTTCTTAATCTTATAAGATCATTATCTAGCATTCTAATACGATCAAGCAACTTAATTAATTCCCCATGAGCTTCACCAAGTTTAGGTTTAAGTTCTGTAGTAACATACTTGAACATAAACCAGATAAAGTACCCCATCAGCACAACTAATACAACTGGGAAGCCAAAATCGTTTACTAAATTTATAAAATACTGTAAACTCATTTTTATTTTGGTTTATCTTCTTTATATTTTCTATTCTCTAACATATCTTTAGTCTTTTCGAGCATCAATCTTCCCGTCCGCTCTAGCAATCCTATCCGTCTCTGGTTCTAATCCTAAAGCATCATTCATCTGAGCATCTATTTTAATAATATCATTGTTCATAGTCTTTATCCTATTCTCTAATCCCATAATAATACCATGAATACCTTTTACTTGAGCCGTAACCCCACTTAAAATGTATTTTATTATAAAAAATATGAAAAAACCACCACCTAATGCTACTGCAATTGGAAATCCTAACTCTTTTATTAATAAAAAAATACTACCCATGTCAATTTATTTATTGCTCATTAACTACTACTATTATATAATAGTATTGCTTATATAAGAAATTAAGGAGAACATTATGTCAGACATACATGATAAATTAATTGCGGCTTGGGAATCTTATACGATTGAGAACGAAAAGTTCACATCAAAAGGTGTCAAAGCGGCTGGAACAAGAGCAAGAAAGGCTTTGTTAGAAATAGCAAAAGCAACGAAAGAACGCAGAAAAGAAATTCAAGAAGCAAAATCTTCTGCATAATGAACAATGGACCTACACGGGTTAACGGTGCAAAATGCATACAATGAATTCAACCGTGCTGTTAATGATTGTAGGTCCAAAGGCATAAAAAAATTACACGTCATTACAGGTAAAGGACAAATACAAAAAGAGTTTATCCACTGGTGTGGTTCAAATCCAAAAATAAAAAATTGCATCATAAATTCAGATGGAGGAAGTTACCTGGTGAAGATTACAATATAACTAATTTAAATGGACATTACAAATAACAAATCATTTTGCGTTTACGCATGGACACATATGATGATAACAGCATCCGGCAAGCCTGTACGTGGAGAATATTGGCCTTGCTGTAACTGGACACCTCACGCCGATACAATTTTAAAAGATAAAAAATTTGATGTAAAGAATAAAACAATTAAAGAATTTTGGCAATCAAAAGAAATGAATCACATACGAGAAAGGATGTTAGAAGGAAGACCTATTCCTGGATGTACAGCCTGCTATCAAGAAGAACAATCAGGTACAGCAAGTTTAAGACAACAAGAAAACGAAGGTTGGGTCAGAATGAAAGAAGGAAAAACATTTTGGGACACCGTAGACCGTTGGGAGAAAAATAAAATTTGTGATTCACCAATTTCATTAGATATAAATTTTAGTTCATTATGTAACTTAAAATGTAGAATGTGCTTTAGTGGATTAAGTAGTGAACTGGCTAAAGAACAATGGAGCATAATACAAAAAGAAGGATGGGAAGTAAATCATGAATTGATGAGATTTCAAACAGATGATTTAGAAATTATTGACCATGGTGATAATACAGAACTAATGAAACAACTATATGATTTATTAAAAGTTAATAGAAGGATATACTTAAAAGGTGGTGAGCCAACTCTTTTAAGAACTATGTATAATTTCTTGGATTATCCTGTTAATAACAATTACGCACAAAATATACAAATTAAATTTAATACTAATATGACTAATGTACAAAAACAATTTGTAAAATTAATGGACAAATTTCGCAAAGTAGATTTAACTATGTCTATAGACGGTATAGATGCTGTACAAGAATATATTAGAGCACCATCTAAATGGTCATCGATATCTAAAAATATAAATTATTTTATAGAAAATAATGACAAAGCAGACTTGATGGTTTCACCATGTTGGCAAATATACAATGTGTTTAACATTTATGAACATTTAAAATATTTTGATAAATTATGTGAAAAAAGAAACATTGAAGTCACACCAATCTTGTTAGACTTTCCTATGCATTATAGAATTGACGTACTACCTTACGAAGTAAGACAACAAGCAGTTGACAAAATTAAACAATGCTTTAAATTAAAAATAGCAAAGCAACCGACACTATATAAAAAATTACATACACTCTTAAAAATTTTAATGAACAAAGACAGTCATAAAGATAGTAAAAAACATATGAAACAATTCTTTGAAATAACCGCCTTATACGACAAATATAGATCTCAATCTATAGAAAAATCTTTGCCTGAACTATATAGCCATGTTACAAAATATTGAAATGGCAAAGAAATTAGATAACGACTTATTGGACATACCTGAGTTTCTCAAGAACCAAATAAACGATAATGAGAAACAAACAAAACAAATCCCACTACCTGAAATTAAAGAAGAACCTAAATTCAAACCAGTATCAGAACCTGAGCCAGAACCTAAAAAACAAAAACCAAAGGTTGACATTCAAGAAAGAATGCAAAGACAAACACAAGATTATATTATCGACATTCGAGATATAAACTATGCTACATTTGATAATGAATTACATGAACTATCAATACAAACTATCTACGACTACTGCAAAGATTGTGATATACCTGGAGCATACTGTTCTAGATTAATAGATGACATCGAAGACTTTAACAAGGAATATAAACAAATATTACATATAAGATTAATTCCTAAAAAAGAACGTACTGAAGATGAAAAAGAAATTGAAGAAGGCTATGATTCATATTCTAACAAAGAAATGAAACAAATGATAGATATTCAAGATAAAGCAGTAGAACAAATACAACGATGGGCAAAATTAAAACAAAGTCAACGTAAAGCACGAAAACCAAGAGCTATATCTGTAGAACGTATGATAAAAAAATTACAATACAAGGATGAAGATGAAAGATATAAACTAACATCCATTGATCCTATTTTAATACCTAAATGTAAAATGCTTTGGTTATTCAACATTAAAACTCGCAAATTATCTCAATATAATGCTATGGGACCAAATGGAATAATCATTAAAGGTACAACACTCAAAGATTATGATGATCGAAGTAGTGTATCAAAAACTGTACGAAAACCAGAAACTATATTGCCAAAACTTTTAACTACGGATGGAAAAATAGCAATGCGTAACATTTGGGAATCTATTAAAACTACTGAAACTAAAAGTAATGGCAGAATTAATTTAGATACTATTCTACTCAAAGTTTTAAAATGAAAAATTGGTGCGTAAATCCATTCTATCAACAAGCAATACGTAAGAAAAGTATAATTCCTTGTTGCTGGTTACGAGACTTTGATAAACAATTTAGTACAAAAAAGTTACAAGAAACTTTTGATAAAGGGTTAAAATCTAAATATTGTTCACATTGTTGGAATACAGAAAAATCTGGGCATGAAAGCAAACGCCTACAAGATAATAGATGGTTATCTTTCCATTCAAAAAAATCACTTAAAGAACTACACGAACATAGACATAATAAAAAAATACGTTCACTACAATTTACAGCAACTAATCTATGTAACCTAACTTGTAAAACTTGTGGACCAGATGATAGCACTAAATGGTATGCTGAACATAATCATTATAATAAAAACAAGTGGCACAACCTTAATGAATCAAATACATCTAAAGTATCAGATGAAACATTATATGGTTTAGACTCACTAGAAATATTAGGTGGTGAACCTTTTTTAGATTGGAATCATATTACACTATTAGAAAGATTAATAAATCTTGGCAAAACCAAATTACACTTACAATATACAACTAATTGTCAGCAAATGCCACATCGTGAATTATTTAAAATATTACAACAATTTAGTAATATCTATGTTACTCTATCAATCGATGGTATAGGTAAAGTTTTTAACTATATGAGATATCCAGGAAAATGGGATAAAACTGTAAAAATTGTACAAAAATTAAAAGACACTAACTGGAATGCAAATGTTTATAATACTTTAAGCAATATAAACATTTATTATTATGATAAAATGCTTGAATGGAATATGGAAAATTTTAATGCCACATCTCACAAATACCAATTCGTTCAAACACCATACTATATGTCTCCACAAGTTATGCCTTTAAAAATGAAAGATGCTATTGCAAACAAGTTCAGTAAACATAAATTTTCCACATTACTTAAACCAATCGTCGAATACATTAATCAAGCCGATGGTAAAGAATCATTGCTTCAAACATTTAAATTTACCATTAACCAACAAGATTCTTTCCGAAAACAGAATCCTAAAAACTTTGTACCAGAAATAATTAATTACTTGTATTGACAAATAAGTTAAACCGCAATACAATAATAATATGCAAAATTCATTAGTACCCATAGTCATAGAACAAACATCAAAAGGTGAACGTTCATATGATATTTTTAGTAGACTACTTAAAGAACGTATTATATTCTTAACAGGACCAATTAATGACTCAGTATCATCGTTGGTATCTGCACAACTATTATTTTTAGAATCAGATAATCCAAAAAAAGATATTAGTTTCTATATTAATTCACCTGGAGGATATGTATCATCTGGTTTAGCAATATATGACACTATGCAATTTGTTAAATCTGATGTATCAACTATGATAATAGGACAGGCAAGTTCTGCCGCATCATTGTTGGCACAATCAGGAGCAAAAGGTAAACGATTTGCATTACCACATTCAAAAATAATGATACATCAACCATCAGGTGGATATTCAGGACAAGCCTCAGACATAGATATTCATGCCGCGGAAATACTTAAAACTAAAAAGCGATTAAATGAAATATATGTTAAACATACAGGCCAACCATTAGATATAATTGAAAAGAATATGGAACGAGATAAGTTCTTTACTTCACAAGAAGCACTTGAATTTGGTCTTATAGATAAAGTCATAGAACATAGATCAGAATAATTATTGTTATGGCAAGTAGGATTGCAACAGTAATTGGCAACGGTGAAAGTCGCAAAGACTTTGATATTAAAACAACTAACCTAATAGGTATGACTGTAGGCTGTAATGCTGTATATCGTGATATGACTCCTAACTTTTTAGTATGTGCTGACCGTAAGATGATTAATGAACTACTAGAAGCCAAAGACAATAAAGTTCCATGCCCATTATACACTAGACCACAATGGCTTAAATCATTTCCTAAACATAAATTTTTAGAAGTGCCAGAATTACCTTATGAAGGACAAGAAAGAATTGATGACCCATTCCATTGGGGGACTGGTCAGTTTGCTACATTGGTAGCACTTTCAAATAGTCATGGTGGATGGTTAGGTCGAAAGGCTCAAACTGTATTTTTACTTGGATTTGATTTATATGGTGTAGGTAAAGGACAAAAATTACATAATAACATATACAAAGATACAGAAAACTATTGGGATGCCAATAGACACGCAGTTCCACATCATTATTGGGAATATCAGATGTCTAAAATATTTGAATGTTATCCTAATGTAAACTTTTTTCAAGTTAATGCAGAAGGGTGGAAAATTCCAAAAGATTGGGGACAATGGTCTAATTTTAATTTCATTACTTTAGATGAATATAGTGAATTCATTACAGAATTTCAACAACAAAAAATATTAAAGGATAAAGAAGCAATTATAAATGATCTCAAAAAACGAATCTAAGATTGCCTTTGTGTGGGGCAACGGAGAAAGCCGGAAAAAAGTTAATCGTATGTACGATGGCTTTTGGGAAGACTTAAGAATGATTGGTGAATTTTATGGATGCAATGCTATCTATAGAGATCATCGCATGGATCATTTAGTATTAGTTGACCCAGAAATGTTAAAAGAAATATCTGAACACCCGAATAGATATGCAGATAAATTTCCTGTATGGACTGGATATCGAAACCCAAAGCAATGGGGAACAAAAGTTAAAAACATTCCTAAAAATCATCGATGGAATGCAGGAACACTAGCAACACATTTAGCTGTACAACACGGAGCAAATGAAATATACCTTATAGGTCATGACTTACAACCTGGGATCAATGGATTAACTAATAACTGCTATAAGAGTACTAACAACTATCGTAAAGTATATGAAGATGACATTACATATGATCGTTTTTTTGAAGACTGGAAAGAAATGCTAACTTGTGCCAATGGAGTAACTTTTTATAGAGTAAAACCTGACTCTGGCTTTATACCAAAAGATTTAAAAAGAAGTGCTATGAAACATATTAGTTGGAACACATTTGTAACTAAAATCAAAGCATATAGAAAATCTTTAATTTTTAAATAATTACAGTATGCCAAAAATAAAAAAACCCCTACCAGAAGATTATGTCGTATGCTACAGAGAGAACAAAAAGTGGGGTTTTGTCTATAGAAAAAATACAGAGTCAAAAGTATTAAAATATAGTGATGTGGTTTTTAGAACACAAAAACAAGCAGAATCAGAAGCATTTGATTGGATGTTTTCCAATGACACATTTTATGACCCTAGAAGATCAATAGATTTAGAGAAAATGCTGTTCTTACACGACGCATCTATCCACTAATTTAAAAAATCCAACAAAATCAACGACTTAATATTTTACAGAATCGCTGTTTTCTGCGGTTTTCTATGGTTGACAGGTTTGGTATTGATGTTAAATTAGTATTATAAACAAAGGAAAACAGAGAGTATGTACAAAACATTTATAGCAACTTACAAGAACGCATTTGGTTTATTAATGACTAAAGAAGTTTTCGCTAAAACTATTAAACAAGCAATTAGCAAATTTGAAAAATCGAATCCTTATGCTAGTTTACATAATATGAAAGTCGGAGCATAATATGGCAATTATTGATTTAGGAAACGGTAATGTAATTAAAAACGGTGTATTTTTTGAAAACGCACCAACATATAAAACAAAAGATTTATATGATAAAGAAACAGGTAAAAAAATTGGTTCAGAAATGAAGCATTGTGAAAAACCTTATTACCCAGCAATGACAGAAGCAGATCACGAACTTGAAGAACAAATGGAACTTTGTTCAGAGCAAGAAGCATTTGAATTAGGTATGCAATATGCCGAAGATGTTATAGAAGCGGAGGAAATGGATGAGCAATAAAGAATTTTTTATAATTTTTGGTAGCGGTATTCTTACAGGTTGGTTTATACTAGCCACTATTTACATATTCACTATTTTAGGAAATTACCCATTATGAGTAATGCTTGGACAATAAATTATCATTCAAAGAAACCATTTGGATCTATATTTAAAACTAAAGTAGATGTTAAGAAATGGGTAAATGGTTTAAGCAAACAAGAATACAAAAAATTTAAAACATTTAAAGATAAAATAGATGATGCTATAGAGCAACGTGAACAAGTAGAACATCATGAATATATGACAAAGAGGCAACGTGGCAAAAAAATTTAATACTACAGATATGGGATCAACCCTATACAAAGTAGACGACATAATTGCATTAAGTCATCAAATTATTAATATGTATGGATACGTTAGAAAAAATGAAATTGATAAGATGGCTAGAATACATTTAAAAAAATCTACTCTATCAGGAACACCATTACCTATTACTCATGGTGAATGGAATCCAAAAGAACTAGACTACAATAAAGCATTCTCAACAGCAGAACGGGTAGCAGACTATATTAAAACATATAAACCTAAACCAGGTGATAAAGAACTTGTTGAAAAAATTAAAGCAGATTTTAGAAGATTAGTGTTTAAAGTATTAAGTGGTAATGCAACAAAATTTCAAGAAATGACTGCAAGTATATTAAACAAAGAAGAAGTAGAACAATATCAATTGGGGATTATTTGTTCTTGGCCATATATTGTACAAAAAAGGAAAGAAAAAACAAATGCATAATGTTATAAAAGAATTAGAATCAAACAATTCAAGGTTGTTTAAAGAAGGTGTTATTATGAAAGAAATTGCTAATAACAATGTAAACTTTTTTTCAGGTTGCAGATTAGCACTAGACCCAATGATAACATTTGGAGTCAAACAGGTACCACAATCTAAAAAAGATGGTCCTGGTTTAGCATTTGCTGAATTTGTTGGTCTTGCAACTCAACTAAGAGATCGTGAACTTACAGGGCATGACGCCAGAGATGCCATTTTAGAAGCAATGAGCGAATCAACTAAAGATGAATGGAATTATTGGTATAGAAGAATACTAATAAAAGATCTAAAATGTGGTGTTTCAGAAAAAACTATTAACAATGTTGTTAAAAAAACAAATAGAAAAGAATATGCAATTCCAGTTTTCAAATGTATGTTAGCACATGATTCAGCAAACCATGAAAAGAAAATGGTAGGTAAAAAGTTTTTAGATTACAAACTAGATGGAGTTAGAGTTATTACAATTATTAATAATGGTGTGGTTACAATGTATTCACGTAATGGTAAACAATTTATTAACTTTGGTCATATTGAAAAAGAATTAGAAAACTTATTAGGCAAAGAGTCATATGAAGGTGGAATTGTTTTAGATGGTGAAATGGTTAGCAGTTCATTCCAAGCACTAATGAAACAAGTGCATAGAAAAGATAATGTTGAGGCAACTGATGCTCAATATGCCTTGTTTGATATTTTACCATTAGATGAATTTCAAAAAGGTGTATCAACACTAGGTTGTCGTGCTAGACATAAACAACTGTTAGAAACTATTCCTGAAAGTTCAGATAATATGTTTGTAGTAGAAAAAATAGAATGTGATCTAGATACAGCAGAAGGACAAAAAATATTTTCAGATTATAACAAAGTCGCAATTGATAAAGGCTTTGAAGGTATAATGATTAAAGACGTTGATGCTTTATACGAATGCAAACGAAGTCATTTTATGCTTAAAGCAAAACCATTTATTGAAGTATCATTAAAGATTGTTGACACAGAAGAAGGTACAGGTAGAAACGTAGGTAAACTAGGTGCTCTTATTTGTGAAGGTAAAGATGATGGTAAGTTTATTAAAGTTAATGTTGGTAGTGGATTAAGTGATGATCAAAGAGATAGTTTTTGGGCAGTTAAAGATACATTAATAGGAGAAATAGCAGAAGTTAGAGCAGATGCTATTACACAAAATCAAGACAGCGACGATTATAGTTTAAGATTTCCAAGATTCAAAACATTTAGAGGATTTAAAGTCGGCGAAAAATTTTAATTAAAATAAAAACAATAACTAGGAGGAATATTGTTTAAAAAAGATTGGAAGAATCGAAAATATCCAGCACGAGTAGGATATGCTAAAATAGGAAAAAAAGGTCTTTGGTACGAATGTTGGAATGACGGAACCTGGAAACCTACTCTTAAAACTAGATTTATACTTTTTCTAAGAAAAGCAATATTCAAAAAACCTACCTCTAGAACTATGACGCGAATAATTAAACAAAAATACAAAAAAAATGAAAAAGTGGTATAAAACAATAGCAAGAATAACTAAAAATATTATTAGAGATGATCTTCAATTACATTTTTTATGGAGTTATGGCCTCACAACAATAGGCATATATTATACGCCTATGATTTTTGCCGGTATCATTATAACAATTCTTAAAGAAGCATTAGATCTTTGGTCTAAAGGCAAATGGAGTTGGGATGATTTCTGGTTTGGCTTCGCTGGATGGGTATTAGGAATATTAGTAGTAGCCTCAATAT